GTGCGTTCGACCATGTTAATCCAACCTATCGTAGTCGCAGACCGGCAAACTTTCAAATTGGGAAGCCGAGGAAGCAACGTGGGACTAGTGGGACTGACTATTTCTCCAGACCCATCGATGAATTATGAACACGAAGTTGGCAATAATGGATGCTATATTAGCTGGTGTGGAAGCCAAGGTTATCCCAAGGATTGTAAACAAGAGGGATGTGATGGGTTAGTCCATGCCGACTTTGGTGACGAGAATATGGACTGTGATTACTGGCTGTACACGAAATGTGATAAGTGTGGTGAAAGTGAATGAGCGTTTACGTTATCCTGGACTTTGATGACGAATTGGAGGCTAAAGAGTTTGTCATTGACGCTAGGTATGCACCATGGAAAACAAGAACTAATACAGTAGTTGACCCTACAGTTGCAGCAGTAATCAAGAAAGCTACTGTATTCTGCCATTGTGTTAAAAGAGAGGGCTGGACTAGAGGCAGGAATTTTGGATGGTATGTCTGTGCTAGTTGCGGACACCCTACAGAAGCGTATGCATCCATAGATAGTTGGGCATCTTTTATGGGAGCGAATCTACTACCACCAGAAATTTCCAAAGAGATGAGACCTAAAGGTTGGGAACATTCACCGAAAGAATGGACCTTCTTGTTGGCACCAAAGACCCCACAGGGAACAGAACAAACTGACAAGGAAATTTGAAAAATGGATCTTAACAGTGTAGAAATCAATAGCAGCGAAGCCGACCGAAAGATCCGAGCTGATGCGTTACTAACTGCTCGTAAAGTTATTTACGGCCAAGGAGCTTATGGTCCACTTTCAGTAAATCATAGTGCTGTGGCCGATACTTTAGATGTAATAACTGTAGCAAAGTGGATTGTCGATGGTTTCGATCCCTGGCCAGAAATTCAGGATGATACACAGTGGACCCCCAAAAATTTTGATGGATAATTTTATCTAAGGAAGGGAACTAATGAACAAGTTTCGAATTTATCTAACGACAGTTCTACTGATCGTCGGTATTGGGTTTGTTATGGCTCCAAGTGCTAATGCTGATATTTGTAGTGGAGTACCTGGTTGCTATAGCGATTGGAAGTCCATTACCTACCACAATGCATACGATGATGGTGTAGATATTACTGTCGCACAAGCGGTGGCGTGGCACCCGGACGATCTATCTCGAACGGTTTACGCTTCTGGATCATATTGTTGGTCTGACGGGCCGCACATTTGCCATCGTATGGATGAGATGCGCCTCTATTGGGCAGTTCCTGGTTCTGGTGTTTGGAATCAATATTACGCTCAAAGTCCAGGTCCCAACTATGGATATTATACTGTTCAATACATTACACCTCCAAGTAATGGGTCTGTCAAAGGCTGGATGGCTAAGTTCCGTTTCGCCGGGGACTGGGTGAACGCTCCTATTATCTATAACTAGAGTTACTCTCGGAAACTACGGAGTGCTGAGTAATGAAGCTAAGGCATAGGCGTAGAGAACGTGAGAGAATAGAGGAACGGAGATATATTTATAGGCATGCAAGGGAATTAGCTGCGTGGAACAGCCCCAAGTTTCAACAATGGTGGGAGGAATTCACTAAAGCGTACGAGGCTAATAGAAATGCGGCATTAAGAGCTACACTAAGGCGTGGAGATCCACCAAAGGATAGGGAAGTTATACCTTGGAATCCATATAATGGGTAGACAATCAATCATGGAAGATTTTGCTACCGTTCGTTCCGCATTGGAAGACGCTGTTAAGCACTTAATGATGAACGGATACGATATGCGATTGCATGAAAATTTTGGCGATGCACTTTATAGTTTAACAAGAATTGAAAAGGCATATTCTGAAAAAAGAATTGAAGATGTAATAGTAAATGACCCCAATATACAAGATCATATAAAGTAGAGGAAAAATAATGGATGCAGAAAAAGTTGCTTTTATGGTAGAATGGGCAGCAGAGGGTGGTGCTCATTTAGAAACGAATGGAGAGTGTGGATTCGGACGTGATTGCGTAGGAATTTCCAAAGACAATGCTTACATTGATTACGATTACAAAGATAATATTTGGATCCCAGAAGATGCTTACCACAAGCACGATTGTCTAGCCGTTTTAGGTCATGGAGAAGGACCATTAGAGCAGCTATATCAGTGGGTTAAGTGGCTCAAAGACAATGGCTGGATCATCAAAACTGATCCGCGTAACCCTAAGGATGATTTAGATCTTCTATTTCATGGAGTAACAACTTCTTATATTAAGGCACTTTAGATCATGAAGACTGCCAAAGAATGGTTGGTAGATGACTATATCGAGAGTAAATTATTCCATGAAATACATAACTCTGAGAGAAAATCTTTTGAAGGGTGCAGACGTAGGTGGGACTGGCATTTTCGTGACTCACTCTACCCACCTACAACGCTAAAAGTTTTTGAATTCGGTATAGCGTACCACAAAGGGATGGAGGTGTACTATAACCCAGAGACTTGGAAATGGGATGACGAGGTAAAAGCCAATCTTAGCATCAAAGCATTCGTAGATTCTTGCGAAGAACAGCGTGCGAAGGCTCTAGCCTCCAACATTTTCTATGATCATGAAGTTGAGCAGGATTATAATGAAAGAGTAGAGCTCGGCAAAGGAATGCTAAACTACTACTTTTCTTCGGTTGCACCCAAAGAAGATAACTGGATTCCAGTCAAGGCAGAAATTGCATTCATAGTTCCAATTAAGAATCCAGATACTGGCGAAGAAGTTATGTGGTGCAAGTGTAATACTTGCATTGAAAAGTATGAAAAATTTGCAAACAAAGATCCAGATTCAGACATTGAAATAAGCATAGTCAACGGTAAGATTTCCATGAATGGCCAAGGCCATATGCCATGGAAAGGATTGCCTGTTGTTTATGCTGGGCGTATTGACTTAATTGTACAGGATAAGTTCGGGAACCTTCACATTTTAGACTGGAAAACAGCAAAGAATGTAACGGCAGAGGAAAATACAGAATTTCTAGACTTGGATGGGCAGATAGCTTGCGTTCCTATGGATACGGAGGCATTAACTCCAACTGGGTGGAAAACTAGAAATCAATTGCAAGTTGGAGATATTATACTTGCATATGATACTATGTCCGAATCCAATAAATGGACTCCAATCTTAGATATTTATGATTATGACAATGCAAATTTAATAGAGCTTAGTAGTAATGACGGATCGTTCGTTACAATTACAACTCCAAATCACAGGTGGATTGGAGAAAAGCCTTCTACTTATAGAGATATTCTAGGTAATCCTTATGGTACTATCGTGGATTGGGAACCACTAACAAGCGAAATTTCTAGCAAAAGAGGTGCAATATATGTAAGTGCAAATAGTGAAATAAACGGCACACTTGATATAACGCCTGACGAAGCAGCCTTTATAAGTTGGATATTAACTGATGGATCTATTAGAACTGTCGGTAACTACCATCAAGCACAAATTTCACAATCATGGCATAAGTATGCGGATGAAATTGAAAATCTAATAAATAGACTTGGTTTGTATAAACATACAGTTGAAAGTCAATCAGAGCTTGGTAAGGATCATAATCCTTATACCATATTTACATTTTCTTCACCAGAGATAAGATCCTTATGGACTAAGGCCAAACTTGATGGGTCCAATAAGTCAAAAGGATTAGATCAATTTATATTAGGATTATCGGACAAGGCACGATTTGCTTTTTGCGATGCTGGAATGAAAGCAGAAGGAAGTAGACAACAAGTATTTCACCAAAATGATGGGCCTATCAAAGAAGCGTATAGATTAGCCTTCTTCTTGGAAAATAGTAGAATATCTATAGGAAATAATAAAAATTTCAATGTTAATAAGAGTCGTCCAATCGTAGACACTAGAACTATAATAAGTAATAAGTTAGAAGGAACATATAGAGTGTGGTGTGTGTCTACTAAGTATGGATCGTGGGTAATGCGACAGGGGAAACAAATTACAATAACTGGCAATTCATACATGTGGGCATTACGTAAATTAGGCATCAAGATTCAAAGCTTTATCTACCATGAGCAACGAAAGGGATACCCACAGAAGCCAAAAGAAAATATGCATATAAGAAAAGGCTGCAAGTTTAGCGTTGCAAAAAATCAAGAAGTAGATTTCGAGACTTATCTTAAGACCATAACAAGAGAAGATACAGACGCCTGGGCAGAAGGGAATTACGACGACTTTTTACAATACTTGAGAGAAGAAGGTATTGTATACTACTCTAGACGTCAGGTAATCAAGACTCCAGATCAGGATGAAGAAACAGAATTTAACATTGGTCAAGAAGCCTTAGATATGATAGATCCTAAAGTAAGAATCTATCCTATGCCATCTAGGTTTGGCTGCAAAAACTGTGCCTTCATAGTTCCTTGTGTTGAAAAGAACTCAAAGGGTGATTATCAGTACGCGCTAGATACACTTTTCGAGCGTCGCGAGCATTACTACGTCCGACAGGCAGAAGGTCCTTCAACCGAGAGCAACAGAAATGACTAACCATATTAGAGGATGCCAAGCACTACAAGGCATAGGACTTCCATGCACTTGTAACGCGCCCGGCATAGTTGATGGAATCGCAGGAGACGCGCCGTGTGATATTTGTGGTCGAGACAATAGAAATGGAACACATTCAGCGTTAGAGATGTTTGGTCATCTTTCACATGAATATCAAGTGAGGTAATTATGAATAAGGATACTTACCACAAGGAAGTTAGACCAAATGAAAAATGGTATAAGCTACAGAAATTAGAGCGTCCGACTCCGGTAGTGGAACCTGTTAAGCCTGCTCCCCCGAAGAAAGTTTTGACGTGGAAAGAGAAGCTAGCCAGACGTAAATCGACTAGAGCAACGCGTCGTAAAAACAATGTATGAGTTTCGATATAGAAGATTTAAAGACCCAAAAGGAACATGGATTACACTTGCTAAAGGTTCTTTGGATCATTGCCTTACAGAATTCTTTTATTTTAAAGATCGAAATATAGGAAGTACAATAACCCAAGATACCGAAAAAGGTATGGCTGAGATATGCATATGGTTCGGAGGATATGAAAATGAATCTAATTAAAATAGCCAAAGATATAAAGAATATCAGTAAGTGTATTCGAAGAGGGTATGCAACTGAGGAAGTACGTACTGCTGACAAGAAACTATTGGCTTGGCTACACTGGTATGTCAGAACTCACCACACCGAAGATTGTTCTGCATGTAGGCGCGGCATAAGGCTAACGGAGTCCTGGGGTGCGTCTGTGGGAGTCTTGTATATGATGGACCTAGTCATGCAGCGCTGGATGCTCAATGCTTACTATGGAGATTTATAAATAGTGACCACATCCAAAGAAGTAAGAGATATCAATCTAGAAGTATTAGATCATGAATGCCTAATAGAGAGTCTTGCGGCTAGGCGAAATCTTATTGGGATAAGTCAATTAGGAATAGCTAGAATAATGGGAGTTGATGAGCATCTAGTTTACAAGGTAGAAAATGAAACTCACGATCCCAAACTATCTTTATTACAGAACTATGCTAAGGCTTTAGGTGGCCATCTAGAAATTTCATTTGTTAGTTTAAATAATCCAAGGTGGGAATAATGAGTTGTCCATTCTGTCATTTGGGTGGCGGATTTCATGATGAGGATCTCCATGCTAAGAATGTGACTGTTCCACACAACAAACTATTACCAATTGCATCAGAGATCCGCAAGGCTAATGAGGATATATGTGGTAACTGTGGAGGATCATACAACGATAAAGCCATCCCACCTTGTAGAAATCCAAAACACATATAGAGATGAGTCCAAATGGCAGATGAAACTCTAACCCCTCGATCTTTGGGTGGGTTAACAGTAAGCAAAGCTCAGGAACGTAGTGAGTTTCTGAACATGATGATCTATGGGCCCAGCGGATATGGAAAAACAGTTTTTGGGGGGTCGGCACAGGCTGTTAAGGAAATGGCACCCGTGCTTTCCTTAGATGCTGAGGGCGGAAGTGAATCGCTAAGGAATTCTTATCCAGAAGTGGACGTAGTACGGATCAAGAGCTGGGAACAGTCTGTAAATGTATACAGTGATATTTACGATCAAATATCTAACAGTACATTTCCATATAATACTATCGTAATAGACTCTCTTAATGAATACCAAAAATTTTCAATGTTAAGTATTATGGAAATGGTAGTCAAGGAGCATCCAGAGCGGGACATTGAAGTTCCAAGCAAGCGTGAGTATCTGATTAACTTGGAACAGATGCGCCGGATGGTTAGAGGATTTCGTGACCTGGAAGTCCATACCATTTTCACTTGTCTTTCTTCCTCCTATCGTGACGAGATGACAGGGAAGGTGAATAACGAGCCACTATTGACTGGCAAGTTCCAAAAGGAAGTGCCGGCCCTAATTGACGAGGTCTGGTTCGGATACAAGAGAGAGTTTGGAGTTGGTGACGATCGAGAAATGAAGCGCTATCTTCTTACCGATAGCACCGATACTACTATAGCGAAGTCGCGTAATGGTAAGTTGCCTATCGCTATAGAGGAACCAACAATGACGGAAATCTACAAGTATCTAAAGAATCAAGGAGTGAAGTAAAATGACCGCTGAAAACATCAAGGTAAACTTCTCAACAGAGGAAGTTGCAAGCGAGACTAAGGTGTTCAACGCTCTTCCGCCAGGTTTCTACAATTGCGCTATCGTTAAGGTGGAGGACGCAACTGTAACCAACAACGAAAAGGGCAACTTTGGAAAGCCTTACTGGAGATTGCAACTCAAGGTTCAGGATGGAGTCCACGCGCGGCGTGTGCTCTTTTCCAATGTCATGCTTTTCGATGGCTCGCTTCACACTGCCTCTCAGCTCCTTAAGGCAGTAGGGATGGGCGACCTTGTTAAGAAGGGAACGATTCCCAATGGACAGTCTCTTCTAGGCAAGACAGTGGACGCCAACGTTCGTCGGGTCCACGACAAGTTCCAGGAAAAGGAACTCAAGAATCTTGGTGAGAACACTTCCGTGTTCAAGAATGAGATCAGTGGCTTCCGTGCGCCTGGAGTCGCTTCCGATGGCGCAAAGAGCAGTATGCTTCCATAGGCAGTAGTAATTAATGGTAAGTAAAATTTAATGTAATGGTGGGTTCGGATAGCCAGTATAAGATTCTTAACCTTTGAGGATCAAACCAATTTGGAGCGGGATTGAAGAACCTGTATTAGTGCGCTGGGCTAGTTGGGCGCAGTCGCTATCTGCTAGACTTATACAGGTCACCCACCATTACATTCTTACTAGTAACATAAGGGGGTGCTGTGGAAGCTCTGACCCTGGATCGGGAAACAGACAGTAAAAGGGAGATCTTTTTTCGCTTACTATTTGGGGAGGCCAAAGGCACTCTGTGTATAGCATTTACATCTGCACGGGGGGAAAAGAATTTCTCGGAAGAGTTCTATTCTTACCCAGAAGAATTAAGTATTGTAACAAGACGAATCAATGAAGAGGTACACGGGAGCAATATTTATTTTTGCTCTCAATTGCTGTCAGAAAAAAGAAGAGTAAAAGAGACAGTTGATTTCACAACAAATATTTGGGCAGATTTGGATAGATGCCCCCCAGAAAAAATGTTGGTTGAGCCATCCATTGTTCTAGAGACATCTCCAGATAAATACCAAGCATTTTGGGTACTAGATCAAATTGATTATGGTCCTGACGACATCGAAGAACTATCTCGAAGAATTTCATATAAGCATAAAGATGATGGCGCAGATAACGGCTGGGCTTTAACTAAACTTCTAAGAGTTCCCTTTACATATAACTATAAATACAACGAACCAAAAATAGTCAAGACTATAGTTGTCAATAGAAACGAATACTCTCCATTAAGATTCGATATTTATCCCGTAACAGACGATTACATTAAAATAGATCTACCATTACCTGCTATCAATTATAAAATCAAAGCTGAGGATATTCTAGAAGAAAACAAGGAAAATGTAACCGACATAATGTGGTCTCTATTCAATGACCCCCCAATGGATGGTGCTGACTGGAGTAAACGTTTATGGCGACTAATAATGCTGTTACACGAGCATGGATTTGAAAGTGAGCAAGTATTTATAATTGCTTTGAGTGCAGCATGTAACAAGTATAAAAGAGACAGTCGCCCGGCCATGCAATTATGGAAAGATGTTGTTCGGGCTAAAATAAAAATTCAACTTACAGACGAGATACTTGCTAGACCTGATCAAACACCTACAATTCTATTGACAGACGAAGAAAGAGCAATTGTAGAAACTAGTAAGCCAACTTTTGTAGAAAGGTATATAGACTGGGCTACACGGATGACTGATGCAGCTCCGCAATATCATGGAGCTGGCGCTCTTGTAGCACTATCATCAGTCCTATCTGGTAGCGTAAAATTGCCTACAAGTTTTGGATCGATAGTTCCAAATATTTGGGTGATGATATTAGGAACGACCACAGTCACAAGGAAGACGAGTTCCATGGATTTGGCGATGGAATTAATAATGGATGTCGACGACGAGATAGTTTTAGCAACTGATGGATCTATTGAAGGATTATTGACGTCACTGTCTACTCGTCCTGGCAGGCCAAGTATATTTCTTAGAGATGAATTTTCAGGACTTCTGGACCAAATGACAAAGAAAGATTATCTCTCAGGAATGGCAGAGTTACTTACTAAACTTTACGATTGTAAAATGCAAAAACGCGTTCTAAAAAGTGGAATTGTGGAGGTAAGAAACCCGAGGCTTACGATTTATGGAGGTGGAATTAGCGATAACATTACTTTGTCCCTTAATACTGAACATATAAGCTCTGGATTTATACCACGATTTATATTCATTATTGGAGAAAATGACTTATCACGTCTCAGACCTATGGGTCCACCTACTCAGTTGGACTTGGAGGAACGGACTATGCTTTTAGATGAGTTACAAAACCTATATGATCACTATAATCAAATGCAGCAAATAGCAATATCTCAAAATGGTGGAACTATATCTCAAAAAGTTGAATTTGAAGTTTCCATGACTGAGTCTGCATGGAAGAGATACAATGAACTAGAAACTAAGATGCTACAAGAGGCTATGGATAGCGAAGATGTAGACGTAATGGTCCCAATGAACGATCGGTTAAGTAAATCCATATTAAAGTGTGCCATATTGATAGCAGCATCTAGACAAATTAGTGATTCTGTTGTTATAGAAAAAATAGATATTATAAGAGCCGCTAAATATGGTGAGTCGTGGATTGCCGATTCCAGAATTATAATCAGCAATGTAAGTAAGGGTACTAATGAACGCTTTATAGAAAAAATAATGGCAAAAATTGCTAGATCTCAAAATGGAATTAAGCGAAGTACTTTAATGAGACAAATGCATCTTTCAGCAAGAGAAACTGCATGGGTTTTAGAAACTTTAAAGCAAAGAGATTTAATTTCAACCATGAGAGCTGGCCAAACTGAAATAATTACAGCCACGACCACATTAAGTCTAACAAAGGAAGAAAGAAGATTAGCCGCATCTGGTAGTGAGGAGTAAGGCATGGATATAGAGCGGGCACTTAAACGTCGAGCAGCTATGCTCGCTCGTATATCTTGGGAACTAAAGTTTGGAATTACTCTGCCAGAGGATTTAGAACAAGCCAGACGAGATAGAACTAATAATTGCCCAGAAGCTGTATGGGGATTTCATGGCGAACCTAATTGGCGCGGTCGCTGCCCATATTGCGACAAGTTCTTAAGGAGGCGTTCACGACTCAACACTAGACCGACAGATATATTTAAGTATCCAAAAGGTTCCCAAACGAGGAACCGTTTAGAAAATCTACGAACGTTTGGTGAGGATTCTGATGATTTCATGTTTTAAGAAGTCTAGCTACAGCCAGGGTAATGGCAATTGTGTTGAGGTTAAGAAGGCCGAGACTATCACGGTTCGAGATTCCAAGGATAAGACCGGACCGATTCTTATGTTCACCATAGCCGAGTGGGACGCCTTTATTCGAGGCGTAAAGGATGGTGAGTTTGACCTGTAGCGATTCTTGCCCTGTGGGGGTTTTTGACAAGATCTCCATGGGGCATGAATTTAAACAAGGAGAGAAGATGATCATGGTTCTGGAGCCCGGTACCTGGGATATGGACACTGGACGTTTCGTCCGTGTCCGGCCAGATCAGCTCGCCAGCTGGCCAAATGATCTTGACTATAGGCAAGTATAGGCACTCGACATGTCTAATTATGGATACAATAAAATACACGATGAGGTTAGAGCTGAAAAAGGCCCGGCCACTCTGTACTTATGCGTGGATTGCCCAAATAGAGCAGCTCATTGGTCATATGATAATAACGACCCAAATGAACATTTTAACTTAAAACTACAATATTATAGCGAAAACGTAGATCATTACGTTCCAAGATGTATGCCATGTCATCAACAATTTGATATGTCTAAAAAATTTCAAGAAAGAATAACCCTTCAATGTGAACATGAATTACATGTAAAGTATGATACTGAAGTGAAATATAAATTTATATTTTGTTACGGATGTATGTTTTATAGACGCGAACCATTGGGGGATTATAATGAGCAATAAGTTGCCATCAGACCTATGGAATCTTTCGGTGGAAGCCCTTAATAATTCTGAACGTTGGTTTGGAGAGAGTGGAGTAGCTGCGGATATTTCTCATATGAGTTTGTCCATGTGTGGGGAGGCAGGAAATTTAGCTAACATTATCAAATTAATAGATCGGGGTGAGATAGACCCTAAGGATGCACGTGCTCACTTTGATATGGTGATGGCACTTGCCGATGTGTTCGTTTATGTACTTAACATAGCTGCAATATTACAAATTGATTTGTTGAGAGCGTATGAACAAAAAGTGATTGCTAATGAGAAACGGTTTGTAGATGATAGGGAAAAGAAAAATCAACCTATTAGAGCAATAGGTTGGCAATCGTATAGTAGTGGAGAGTAATGAGAAAAATTTACTTTTATGCTGGAGTAATTGGAAATACAAATGATAATACTTCAAGTCCGCATTCAAGAGTAGAAGAATATGAAGATGAGCTTCCAGAAAATGAGCAACACAATGGAATCCAAGGTGTAAATCTACATGCTTATGGAGATTCTCTTGACTCTGCATTCTTGGAGGTATATGGACCGGACGAAAACGAAGTATTTCATAAGTGGAATCAAATCTCTGCATTAAGTTTAGGATTCCTTCAAGCTTGGTGGGAAGAATGATAATATCAACTAGACAGGCAGAAAAGATACTTGCTAGAACTTTAGAATTTCGTATCTCAGATGGACATGTTGAGTTTCTTGAATTCAATACAGATGACGATGGTGAGGAAAAGATAACTGTAAGAGCAGTCCAGCCTGTGGAGCTTTGGGCATGGCAGCTTTGGAATCAATCTCTAATTCTAGTTCAACAAGTTATGGAATTAACTCCAGAGCAGGATGGACCTAAACTTGGAGTGGAATCATTCAAGAGAGTAATGGATCAATGAGAGTATTAAGATATGAAGTTCCTGTTGATGATTTTACACATGTAATTTCTCTATCAGGTGAAGTGTACCCATTTATCAATGCTTCACACCCACACATTGTCGAATTCTGGTCACTTGACACTGGCGGTCCATCCACAGATAGAAAATTTAGAGTCGTAGGTACTGGACAGCCGCTTCCAATCTCTGAGTATTGGGAAGGAGATTACGTAGGAACAGCAATCCATATTATAACACCATCTGGACTGCCTGGTTCGCGTTTGGTATGGCATTTATTTGAAATTAAATAAAAAGTCGGGCACGTCCGCTCGCGCATAGGCAAGGACCCCACAGGGAAGGAATAGGTAATGTCTGTACAGCAAGAAATGTCTATTGGAGCCAAGTTCGTTCTTTTAAAAGACGGGCAAGGACCAGACATTTGTATTTATCACGATGGAGAGATTGAACACGAGATTGCATGGAGCGCGGTGCCTGAGAGCGGCGAACTCGACGATACAGACGTAAAAGATAGGTTTAAGTGGCTTATTGATGCAGCAGCGGCGTTCCACGAAATTCCAGTGGAAATTGAGACTATTAAGTAATGTGGTATCTAATAACTGGTAGCATAATCTTGGTATTATGGTTAATAGGATGGTACTTTAGAAAGCATGCACCTTTCTACGAGGATGAATACGACCGGGAGTATTGGTGACTAATACATCAACAGGAGGCTAAGATGGCTAACGAAATATTAACTATATCATATACACACAATCATGAATGCGAACGTAAAGATCAAGAATATATCTACTTTCCGCGTTGCACTAATGGAGTAGCTGAGATTCCCGAAATAGTATGTATCGAATCTGGAGCTAAGTTAGAAATTATTCGGGAAAGAAAGATGTGATATATGGTGAGTGGATTTTTGAAGGTTGATAAAATAATTTCATTAGCTGCATGTCCTATATGTTTAGTTGATAAAGACGTAAGATGTGTTGATCAGACCGGTCAAGACCGTGATGTGCAACACAAGGCTAGAGTGATGGCCGCAAGGAATGCAATTGCTATGGTTTCTAAGCCTAAGAAACCTTCCGATAAGCCTGTAGGGATCGTTCCTAACTATAAGGTATACTAATGGGTTATATTATTTGGAAACGTGATGATCGATACAACGGTATGACTAAAGAGGAAGCATGGGAAGATTACCATGAGCGTCACCCAGAAGTTTTGGCTGATTGGGGAGAGCAAAATGATAGAATGCCAAATGATAATATCATAGCCATAGAGGTGGAAGATGGGGAATAATATAGATAAGTATTGTGAAGTTATGCATGATGCTTACGAAAAGGCCGCTTTGGGTGCTGGTTGGGAGACTAACCCGGCGAGCCGCAAGCCGTGGTCTGATGTGCCTGAGGCCAACAAAGAAACTATGAGGGTAGCAGTTGTGGCACTATTAAAGTATCTAGATAATGATGAGTAAGTACACCGACGATGCAATTAAGTTGGGTATATACAGACATTACAAAGGACAACTATATCAAGTATTAGGAATAGCACATGACGCAAACGATGAGAGCCGTACTTGCGTGGTCTATATTGGACTTCAACTTGATAAAGCAAATCCAGGTCCAAGAATGGCTGTAAGAACAATAGAAGATTTTTTAGCTTATATAGATCCAAAAACTGGTGGTAAGGCTCTAGACTGGGCAACACCAATGTATCCACGCTTTGATTATATTGGAATGTATTTGGAGGAGTGGATGGTGGGAGATGCAAAACAAGAGTAATATATTTCCAGTTTTGATCGCAATATCTTTTCGAGTATCTGATCCCAAAGATATTCCAGAGATCATTGAGGCTATACACCCACCAAGTCTCCCCAGTTTTGCTGGTGAGATTCGTGTAGTTGTTGGTACAGATGTGGATGACGTTATTAAGTTTCTAGATGAAGAAGAATAATATATGAAAAGACGTCATCCTGAAGCATTATGCGAGAGTTGCCCCCTCTTCGAGACAGGCGAATTCGTGCCTAGCTGTGGGCCGGAACATGCAAAATTGGCGGTTATCGGAGAGGCCCCGGGTATTAATGAATCAAGAATCGGAAAACCGTTCGTTGGTCAGAGTGGTAGGCTTTTGGACGTATTGCTTAAGCACAATGAAATTGACAGAGAAGAAACCTTTCTTAGCAATGCGTGCCTATGTCGAGATCCTTCCGGAGAAAATCCTCCCAAAGATGCAATCGGTGCGTGTAGACCAAGACTACTTCATGAACTCAAAGAGCGTGGAGTGGAAACTGCCGTTGCCATGGGAAACTACGCAGCCGAATCACTTTTGGGTAAAACTGGTATCACGAAGCTCCGGATTGGACCCCCAAAAGAAAGTAACACTATCAATGGAATTAGAGTTATTCCGACCATCCACCCTGCGGCGGCTCTTAGAGCGCCTGATAACTTTCTATTTATCCAAAGAGATTTCAAAAAGATAAATGGGATTCAAAGAACATGGAATCCCCCTAATTATATAGTAGTTGATGATTAATGGATATATTAGTTGATCCAGAAGATGAACATTTATTAAAGAAATATAATTGGAGAGCAAATGCTGATGGATATGCATGCGTTAATAGATCTGGAAACGTAATATTTCTACATAGTTTAATAATGGGTTTCTTAGGGGTGGATCATATCAACTGTAATCCACTAGACAATAGACGTTCTAATTTACGACCAGCGACTGACCAACAAAATACACAGAACAGACGTAAATGGCACAAACAAGGAAATAGTATTTATAGATCTAAATACAAAGGAGTCTATACTAAAATTACTAGGAAAGGAGTTATATATTATTGTTCACATATAAGAGAAAATGGGGCACTAAAATATTTAGGGTCTTTCGATACTCCAGAAGAAGCAGCGCTAGTTTGGGATGAAAATGCACGGCGCCTACATGGAAACTTTGCAAGACTAAACTTTCCAATGGAAGGAGAGGAATCAGCTTTATGAAAGCTGTAGATGCCATAAGGCAAGTCAAAGCTCTCAATCCTAAGTTTGTAACTATAGACATAGAATGTGGAATAGAAAAGGATGCATCGTTTGGACATCCAAATGAGTTCGATCTTTTATGTGTTGGAATAGGATACGCAAAAGGCAAGGTATTAGTTATCGGAGAAAATGCTTTAAAGAAGGATGAAGTTTTAGAGGAGCTTGGGGATCTTTTACGATCAGTGAGGATTGTTTGCCAAAACGGTAAATTTCGATCTAGCAGGACTCTATCTACATTGCGGTCCATTAAAATTATGGGCAGACACAATGTTAGCGCATTATGTGCTGGACGAGCGTCCTGGTGTTCATGATCTAGAACAAATGTCTATGGAAGATTTGGGAAGTCCCAATTGGAAAAATACATTAAATAAATATAAAAAGCCTGGAGAATCGTATGCAGTCATACCGAGAGACGTTCTGTATAAATACAATGCTTTTGACGTGGCCAATACATATGATTTAATTGAACTATATTTGATGGAGATTGAAGCCCAACAGGAAAAAGATACTTACTTCTTGCTTCAAGGTAAGATGGTTCCTGGTAAGACGTTGTTGGACGTTCATGATTTTCTGTGTGAAGTCTCTAACGAGTTAATGTTCGTAGAATTGAATGGAATTGGAATTGACCCAGATTACATTGACGAGCTGGCTGAGAAACTTGAATTCAATATGGGTAATTTGGAAAGATCCATTAACGATATGCTTCCATGGATTAAGTCTGTGGATGAGGACGGTATACCAGATGTTGGCCAGAGAGACTATGATAAAAAACTAGGTGGCGTTAATCCTCGTAGTCCTAAGCAGCTTTTGCAAGTGTTCAAAGATTTTGGAATGTATACACAATCTACTGATGCTGATACATGTAAGATGATTATTGAAGTTAAGGGATTAGATTCTACAATTGGAAGATTTTGCGCAACATTATTACAATATAGAATGGAAGCTAAAGAATATGGAACCTATGTGGACGGGATACGAAAGCGTATCCTTGCTGGTACCACCAGAGTTTATCCAAGTTTCTTGCTCCATGGAACCACTGAGGGAAGATTATCATGTAGGAATCCGAATCTCCAGAATGTTCCTAGAAAATCTGCCATCAGAAGACTTTTCGTACCTACGAAATCTGAAAATATCTTCGTTCAAGCCGACTATTCACAGGCTGAACTTCGAGTCCTATGTTGGCTCGCCGGGGATACTTACTTCACTCCAATTTTCAACGAGGGAATAGAAGATATATTCGATACTCTTTCTGAAAATGTATTGTTTCCTCAATACCCAAAAGCAACTACAGACAAAGAGTTCTTTAAGGAAGTTAGATCGAAATGGGTCAAACCTTTTGTGTACGGGTTAGCGTATGGTCGTACTGAACATGGAATTGCAGGAGACATTGAAATTGGAATGACGCTCAACGAAGCTAAGCTAACTATGGATAAATTCATGAGTGTTATCCCAGAGATAGTTCGTTGGCAAAAAGACATTAAGAGAATAGTTTCCGGTGGCGGTGACCTAGTTACACCATTTGGTAGGCACAGAAGATTCCATCTTATCACACGGCAAAATCATGACGATGTAATGCGCACTGGTTTGGCTTTCGTACCTGCAAGTACGTCATCAGATCTATGTCTTAGAGCATTTGCTAGAATGAACCCAGAGTTTAGAGCTAAAAAAATAGCCGTAGTCCGTAACCTGGTCCATGATAGCGTTATTGCAGAGTGTAATGAAAATGATGCTGAAGAGGTAGGACAGATAATGACTAAATATATGTTAGATTCAGCCCAAGAGCTTGTTGGGAATTATGTAAAATTTGCAGTGGATGTTGAAACGGGTTTTAGTTGGGGGGATCTCCATTAATGAAGGGAATGCATACTTGCTCTCGTTGTGGTAGAATTCGTTATGAAGATAGAATGCGCCCAGTACATAGCGAAGCACACCCGGGACAGACGTTTTATATTTGTGCCTCAAGGCTAACCTGTAATATCCATAGAAAAATGGTCCGTAAAAGTACAATCATGACTAACGAGGAAATTAATGAATGATGGACCCAAGTGGGCTACAATTGTCGGGGTAACAATCATAGGTCTATTTGTCTTAGCGGTATTTACTGCTATGATATTAGGACTTATCTGGTTAGCAGGAGTTGTATTATAATGCATATATTTCACAAATGGGAAAGATGGGGAAATCCAGAGGTTACTGAATTTTTAAATGTCTATTCTGATAAGAAATTTAATAGATCAATCCAAAGACGAATTTGTAAGAAGTGTGGATATGTCCAAGAAAGAAAGGTTGATTAATATGCCTAAGTCATTACAGACGATGTTATCAGAAGTATTTGCAAATAACGTAGAGCATGGCTGGTACGAAAGAGATAGACCGTTCAGTGAAGATATTGCATTGCTGACTACAGAGGTTGCCGAAGCTTACGAAGCTTATCGAATCCGTAGTATGGATGCCTACACAGATCCTAATGGCAAGCCAGATGATGTCAAAAGTGAATTAGCAGATATTCTTATTCGGTTACTCGATACGTGCCAAAGATATAATGTAGATTTGGAATTGGAATACGAACGCAAAATGGCCTATAATAAGACTCGTCCGTATAGGCATGGAAATCGATTAGCATGACCAATTTTAGAATCTTGGCGGCAGATCCTGGTGGTACAACTGGAATAGCAACCTATTCTGCATTACGCATGACCAATCCTACTACAAATGAATTTGAATATTTTGATGAAGAATGGTGGGGTACACAGTTGGGGCCAGAAAAACACCATGATGAACTTGATATGCTTTTAGGTATACAGCACGTACAAAATTATAGAATTGTTTGTGAGTCTTTCGAATATAGAAATCGTTCACGTGCTGGGTTAGTTTTGGTATCTCAACAGTATATTGGCGTGATTGAAAGATTTGCTCAAGAACGTAATATTCCATTGTTTATGCAACCTGCGAGCTTGGGCAAAATTACCAAGAAAAGCTTTGTTAGAAAAGAAAATTTGGAGCGGTTGGGTTTGTGGGTCAAAGGCGGTGCCTCTACTTACAATCATCAAATGGATGCTTTCGGTCATCTTTTGCAGTACATGATTAAGAACAATATTCAGAAACAAGAACTATTAGAAAAAGGCTGGTCTAAATAAATGGAACTTCGAATGGGATTCTCTGGAACAAGATATGGTATGACTAATGGTCAGTCCAAAAAAGTTGCAGAGATAATTAACTGGTTTAGACCACAAGAATTTCATCATGGAGATTGCATTGGATCGGATGCAGAAGCTCACGAAATTGTTAGTAAGCACGAATATATTTGGACGGTTGGGCATCCTCCAATAGATGACAGTAAAAGAGCATTTTGCAAATTTGATCAAGAAAGACTTGCACAGGAATACAAAGCTAGAGATAGAAGAATTGTCATAGAGTCCAATATATTAGTAGCAACACCAAAAGATCCATTTGAAGTTTTGCATTCGGGAACGTGGACCACAATAAGATATGGTTTGGAAGCAAATATTCCCGTACTTATTGTAAGAGCCGATGGTACTTTAATGGTTAAGGGCTTGTTTGGGTTAAGCGGAATTCTTGAATATTAAATGGATAAAGAAGCATTAACTATGGAACAGATAGAATCTGCAAAAAGAATGTGCGAAGATATTTTTACTAGAAGTCATTGGACAGCAGAGGAAAGGACTAATATATTGGAGATGTTAGGAATACAGCCATATGTGTCTGCTGTACACAAAAAGCAATATGCCCCTAAAAAGAAAAGAGTTAGAAATAAATGACAGCAATAACAGTAGGTGAGCTTCGCGAGAAGATGGTAACTCTACCTGACTCTGCTATAGTGGTAGCAGAAGAACTACCAGCCTTCAATTACATTACAGATAAATTCGATGTAGTTAGTGCAATGGCAATTGGAGCTAGAACTGATGATCCAGGTTTAGTCCTTAAACTTAAGTTGATGTGATATGAAGATTTGGTATGATACAGAATTCTTAGAAGATGGAAAGACTATTGAATTAATATCGATTGGGATGGTTCGTGAGGACGGAGAAGAATATTACGCAGTCGTTGATGTAGGAGCAATAACGTGGTTACGAATTACTCAGCATGATTGGCTAATGCGAAATGTAATTCCAAGTTTACCATTGCAAAATAGAACATCACTCGACACTTGGTTATCTGTTCCAGCCAATTCATACCCCAAGCCGTCAACTAGCCTTCTCTCACTTGATTTTGCAGATTCAAGAGTGAAGCCTAAGAGAGTAATCGCTAATGAGGTTAGAGATTTCATTAGTGAGGTTGACAGGCCAGAACTATGGGCTTGGTATGCAGCATACGACCACGTAGCATTGTGCCAACTGTGGGGTCCTATGGTTGCAATACATGGCACGAAGATTCCATTCTGGACTAGCGATCTCAAGCAAGAATGCAATCGTTTAGGTAATCCTACAGTTCCGCAACAGTTAGCAGGTCAGCACAATGCTTTAGCAGATGCCAAACACAATCGTGAGATTGATGAATTTTTAATGCAGTATAAGAGTGTTAAGAGGTCACCATGACACAAGAAGATAAAGAACGTTACGTAGCTGCTATGCATGGCGTGCAATCTGGCGTAGCTATGAAAATGAATTGGGATACTAAAGAAACTGAGCCAAAAAGTCTCAGAGTCGGAGTTAATTCTGCACTAGTAGACTTCAGTGCTCTACAAAAATTATTAATAGATAAGGGTATAATCACAGAAGACGAACTATATTCTGCACTTGCAGATATGGCAGAACTTGAAGTAGCATCATATGAAGACGAAATCAATTCACACTACAACACTAATTGGACTATCGAGTTAAAATAGAAAGACCACGACCCCATTCAATTGAGGGATGACACGGGGAGCTAGTGTCAAAATTGAATGGGGTCGTGGTGGTATATGTTGAGGTTATAAGAAAAAACGGAACTTCGAGGTTAGCACATGGCAAAGCCCCACAGGGGGCAGGAGGCTAACGACGGCGCGGTATGTCATCTGGGTTAAAGAAGGATAAAGCCCAAAAAGCTATCCCCAAGTAAAATAGATTTACAACATGATCGTTGACTGTGGGGCCCTTGACAGCGAAGGCAGCGAACCCGATCAATAGAGCCGCAACTAGAATACATAATGCCCTGAACATTATGGCTCCTCGTTATAGAGGTTAGCGAGAACCACTATACTTGCTTATTAGCGGGTGCAAGATATGTCGTAACTGCGACAAACACACCGGCAGCAATGGCGGCACCAATATCTGCAGCAATAGTCCACGTAGTAGCTCCAGTAGCGAGAGGTACGAAAGCTGCCACACCAGCAGCTATACCTGCAGCGGCGGATTTATAAGCTTTTTGAATGCTAGTAATATTCATACTGGATTCACTCCTGTATCTCCATGGACTGTCACATTGACGTCTACGACTGAAGCGTTCAACGCCTCTGTAATAATAGCCTTGATCTGGTCACCTGTAAGTCCGGTCTTCTCAGCTAACGCATTGATAGTCGCAGTCTGTGCGGCAAGTACCTTACCGAACGGATTAGTTGTGAATCCAGAGAAGTCGTTCAACGTACCCTTCTCTGCACCTGTACCATCCATTGAGTCAGCTGGATAAAGTGCATTAGTCTGTCCGGTCAATACCATCAGCACAGCCCGTGGGACATACTGCTTGATGTGATCGTCGACAGCGGCAAAGTGTTTGTCCAAGTAAGTCTTAGTTGAGGCGTCCAATGTAATGTCCTCCTTAGTTGACGCGTAGGGCGAACCATCAGGCCACCAAGCGCGCAATCCATGTGGATCAGTAATCGTATTGATATCGGTACCAGCTACTGGTGTGTTTAACCACTTACCGTCGATGTCATGTGATTGAACCATGCATACATGCGGCGATTTGATGTTGTATGGCATATTGAATGTAGAACCCATCAACCAGTGCTGACCAGTTAGATATCCATTTGCACACAGATACTCAATTAGGTTTGATTGACCATAGATCTGGCAAATGTAGTGGCCTGCTAACCCTGCCTTCACTTGATTAATCTTGGCACCCATCTCATGGAACCTATCGGCAGATGTAAACGTATCAAAGCTAAATGCACACTGAACTGTTCCATCGTCTGGTACACCAAGTGCACGACACGCAGCTATTGATTCTACACCTGCCGCCTTAGCCTCAGCCATAGTGGAGTCAAGGAAGAAGCTTGCCTTCCGCTCCCTATTAGGCAAGAACCCCATTCCTAACTGTCGGGCCTTATCTACGCGGGCCTTATTAATTGGGTCAAATCCACCAGGCTTACCTACGATATAGCCTGTAATGGCTATCGCGCCGTGAACCTTTGCATCATTTAGATTGAACGGTGATGCTCCATCGTAAGCGAACTGAGCCATGTTACCCCTTCCCTCAAGGGCTTACAAACCGATGCACACATATGCAACGGTGCAGTTATGGTTACCAGCAGCGTTGGCGCCACTCGTTGTAAAAATTCTCCAGTCAAATCCTGTAACAGTAATATTGCCAATAGTCAAACCTAGTGATGAAGGACCTCCAGCGCTATCGGCCTGAATCTCAGTGAATACCAAGGGTGGATCTTGGAAGGTTACACCAAAAGTAGTTGAACCAGAGGTGAATGATGTACCCGCAACCAAATTAGCACTGAATGCATTAGTAAATGGAAATTCAGGATTAGTTCTAAGGTTCGTTATAGAACGTTGTAGATCGCTAAAAAGGTCATATAATGTATCGACTGTCATCTTAGGCCTAGGTACTGGCATTATGCTACCTCTGCCGTATCCTTAGTATAAATGACTGTCGTTAGCTTGTCCCCTTGACTGATAGTATTTTGCCAACCAACTACACGGATGAGGTTGTTGTACTGTACATATTCGTCGTTAATTATTACAGTGAACTGTGATCCAAAATCAAAGTCCTTAATAGGCGTTAATACTCTACTTACAAGAGCAGGTATAATCTTAGTCGTTGCTGTAGCCTTGACCTGACTTGTAGCAGAGTTATTCAAAGCTGTTAGGTTGCTTAGATGCGAACCACGTTCTATAATTTGGTAGAGAGCATCGTATGCTGTTTGATTGGCTGCATCAACTGCGTTACCAATCACATTATTACTATTAGCTATGTCGTAGTCATTACCTATTGCCTGTGCATTGTACTGTACAGAATAGCCATCCATGTTACCACCATACTCTAAAGTATTTGATAGAGCGGCAGCTGGCTTAATCTTTCCTCCATACAACTGTAGAACATGTGACGCACCGACAGTGCGGAAGAAAAAGTCTACACCGTCAGTGCTAGTCGATGTAGCATCTATCAAGTCGAGAATGAAGTTCCTATCTATGGCTCTATATGTAGGTGACATAGTTTGAGCATTGCTTGTTACCTTATTAGTAGTCATTTGCGTAGAGCGAATACTGTTAACATAAGCGATTAGGTTGATAATAATGTCAGCACCGCCCTGTGCTGAGTATACCTTATTAGTCTTGAGTTCACGCTTTGCTAAGTAGGATAATGGATCTTGAGCTGCACAAGACAAGACACCAGTACTACTTGCAGGTGTAGCATCCCATAGAGGACCCGCAAATACTGGATCATCTTGACTCACCTTATTATCATAGAACCAAAGTTCATGCTTACCTGGGTATAAGTTACTTTGATTGACCTGAGAATAGCCTCTATAAGGTATTTCACAACGGAATGATTGGCCACTAACGTTGAGCATCTGTTCATATTGCACATTCCTGTAAGGTAGTGCGGCTATGAAATCACCATCATGGTCATGGGATTCAAGTTTGAATCTAGAATTGAGTGCCCCTAGAGCTGCCGGCATGATTATCTCCAGGCGTCGTCGTAGGCATAAGAGAAACCTTCATTGGTAATCGAAGTAGATGAGCCTCCTGGTCTCTGCATAACGATCTGATTAGATCCAGATAGTAAGGACCACCAAGTACGTCCTGTAATATACATAGACCAATCGCTACCATCGGAAAGTCTTGTAAGTGTTCGTCTCTTAAGATCTAATACATAACCTTCACCAACTGCTGAATTTGCTAGATTTACGCCACCTAATTGATTAATGATTTCTATTCCAATAGTTGCGCCATTTACTGATTTACCAGCCACAATAGCAAAAAATTCTGGATTGTAAAATTTAAAAAATTGTCCTGGCGTCCCTATATCGGAAGTGTTATATACATTAAAATATATTAGAGGATATGTCTCTGCATTGCCATTATTGACCAGTGGAGTAGCAATATAATTGGCAATGCCTAGAGTATTTGCTACTCCAAATGTCGTAGCAACTGCATAAGCAACTGAATCTTCGTTTTTCATTTGTATTTGGAACGGGGTGGATCCTATAGAACGTACCCTATCCAGGTCGGATTTGAATCCTATGGGCTTGACCATCAAGACACGTGGATTTTGCCCAGGTAATTTAAAATAAAATGGTATAGCAACATCAACGGGGCTAGCTGATGTTTTTAATGTATCATAACGAGATTCATTGATGGGCGGGGTATCAATTAAGGTTCCATCTATTACGACAGTTTTGCCTAAAGTAAACTTGGCATCAACATAAGAACCATTAGCACCATCTATAGCAGAATCCGATTCTGCAGCATCCAGATCTACCAGTCCAGTAACTGTATTAATATCATATATAGGTGGCGTTACGTCAGATGGATCATTAAGTAAAATACCGTTATCTGTTAGCTTGAAAGTCATATCATCCAATTGCACGGTAGGACCATAGAAAGTAATACCTACAGTGTTCCATGCACTAGAGGATGCGAGTGTAGAAGAATAGGTTTCCACCGTGCCAATACCCACAGGTGTAGTGACCATTGACTGTATTATAGTACCAGTAATAGTGGATGATGTAGTATATGCAACTGGAGGTGTGGTTCGTTGTGCGGTAGGAGCCGCTCCAGATCTTAGAAAGAACATTGATAATGCATTCGGAGCGGTAAGAGCCGGCATAGTTAATGAAGGAGTAGTACTTGTAGCGGAGTTAGCAGTTATAGATGAGACACTACTTACATTGTGTACTACATAAGCATGCATGCGAGTGGTACCACTAGTAGTAGTTGCTGATGCAGATCCTATGCCTATAACAGTGGCCGCCGCAATTCCACTTACCCAAATTCCGGCAAGTCCCATTGAGGCTACTTGTGTGAAAGTTAGCCCCGAACTTCCCACTCCTACCGAAGATACACCAACATCCGAAACGGTAACTATAACTACTACATCGCCCTTATATATGACATTGAGGTTACTACCTACATAATTGATACCAATACCGTCTCCACAACTGGCACCACTATTAGGCATAGTTTGCGCATTGTTAGACACAGAATTAGATATACCAGAAAAACCAGCTATAATAGCATTACTGATAACAGCCCAACCAATTGATGGACTTGTCACACCTGGATAAGTAGTGAGGGCCATTAGCCAACTCTCCTACTGAATTCCCAACCTAAGTCGGCTGCATGTTTAACAGGATCAATCTCTTGTGTTGTTATGTAGAAGTTCTGAGAAGGGCCTGTGCCACGTCCAGGCGTCACGCTGACCGTCTCAGCTCCACGCTCACCCACGCCGATGACGGTAGGCGTGTCGAATACAGTCGGCGACATCCCACCGCCGTACCAGTGTGGAGAGCGGTTTAGCCAGGTACCATAAGCGTTGGATGGGGAACCATAACGTCCTCTAATATAGTTGAGACCCCAGTTAATCTGAGTAGCTGGGTTAGTTAACCAGTCGGATCCGGAAGAAGCCATCTTACTAGCAGGGAGTGCCTGAGGAATTCCATAGGCACCACTAGATGGATTTTTAGCAAATTGGGACCAGCCAGAATTACCTGTAAGAAAGATTCTTCCATCCTGTTCGGCCGTCCAAGAACCAAGCTCTGTAGTCACACACCACACATCTTGTCTTTCTAACAATTTCGTAATTTGGAACTTACTAATATATGGTACTGTCATTCCAATTCTTCCAGCAGACTCCCCATGTGCTGTACGTGATGGTTTAAATCCTTCTAAATAAACAGCAAGTTTAATAGCATCTTGCATTTCACCATTATTTTGTGTGATAGTTGTATGCCCACGATCACCATTCTGCCCTATGCTATGTCCTTCTGCATCTATCATTGCTGCAAGCCATGCAGAACGTTGCTCGATAGATAGTCCTAGTATAAACTGTTCTAGACCATAATCCATAATTTGGGATCTTTTTACCAAATCTGTAACGTAATGGCGTGGAAGCAGGAAAATATGTTCTGGAAGCCAATTAGCTTTAGAATTACTGCGATTGGAAATTGTTTCAGTATAGTCTATACCTACCAACATAGCACGTATTCTAACAATTTGGCTTAACTTGGACTGATAAATTCTACCATCCCACTTACCATTGGATGTTTCGGTAAGGGTTCCATCTCCCTGTATCCACGCCAATACTGCTGCATCTTGAAGCGAAAGTGTCGGGATGCCATCAGTATTGGCAATGGCGGATAACCGAATTCGATGACCCCAACGAAGTTCATCTGTTCGTACAAATCCCGGAACTTTCTGCGCCCCGCCCTTTTTAATTACAGATTCCAACGGCTCACTCCACCAACGATGGCCAGGAGTTACATCAACTTGCCAATTACGATTTCCTAAACGTTGAACTTCACGGTCTTCGTAATGGACAATACGAGTTATTCGTGTCCACTCGTTGCAATCTAAAATAGGATTATAACCAAGTGTTTCGTCCCCAATTTCCACCTCGCCATGAGATAGCCAGCCGCGTTTGGTGAGAATTCGAGTTCGTAGTGGAACACATTCGCCATTCCAGAGATTTATAAGGGATCCCATCTGATCTAATCCCCAACCAAATCTACCTAACTGACCCTTAGCATAAGCTTGATTAGCTAGAGCACCCGCTCCAGTAACATTTCCTTGAGAACCAACTGACGAAGCCGCAGCTTTCGCAGCAGCCTTACGAGCCTTACCACCCAAATCATCGATCATACTTCTAATTACTTGGTCTACCTTTTGATATCCACCACTGGATATATCCTTAATAATTCCACCTGGCATAGATCCAAGTGCAGCCTTAACTGGAGCTTCTGCCAAGTTAAGACCAGCTCTTAACATGGCTGCAACACCCTTGCGAAGTCCGCCCTCCACAGCGCCGACTGTACTCTTTAGAGCACCAGCAATACCTCCAATTATACCTCCCCCAATAAACATACCAGACTTGTCCATTGATCTTCTATTGGAAAACATGGAATTTATTCTGTCAATTCCACGCTTTCCGCCAATCGCACGAACAGCTTCTGGTATTAATATGCCCTCGCCGCCAGAGAACATATAAGCTGGCAACCGTATATTATCCTTACCTGGAGAGTAACCGGGAAGAACTCCACCTCTAGCAAAGCCTCTAGTATTAGGTGTATGTGCGGGGCCCTTAGCATTAGGGTCAGCAATAGTTCCTATCTTATCAATGTGGAAATGGCCTGGGAGGTGACCAAGCAGAGCGTTAATTCCACCGATAAAGGCATTGATTACAGAAATTATGCCATTGAGAGCACCTCTAATTGCTCTCTGTACTCCATTCCAAATGCTGGAAAATACATTTGACATTCCAGACCATAAACTTCTCCAACCATTACTTATGGCAGTAAATGTTGGGCTTATTACGTTACGCCATATAGCCTTAATGGAATTACCTGCCGCTGTAAATACAGGCTTTCCTATGTTATCCCAAATTCCACGAATTAGATTCCAAGTACCTCTCCAAACTGTAATCATTGCATTCCATATAACTCTGATACTAGTCCACATAAATTTAATACTAGACAATATGAAATCAAATATGGGTCGGCCTACATTATTCCATGTAGCCTTCATCAAGTTCCAAGTAGCCCTCCATAAACTGACCTGAGCACGCCAAATAATCTTGACACCGCTCCACATAAATCTAACAGTATCAAGTATAGCAGTAAATATAGGATGGCCTACCGTATTCCAGATAGCAGAAACAACGTCCCAAGTAATCTGCCATGTCTTTTTTAGAGCCTCAAAAATAAGTTTAATTTGAATACCTAATACAGCATAGAAAAATAATCCAATTCCACGGATTACTGGCATGACCGCGTTCCATACATTTATTATAGCATGCCATAAATTACTCCAAGCATGGTCTAAATTATCTAATGCATGTAATACATTGTCAAAAGAATGCACTACATTCTGCCAAGCGTGCGCTATTGCCATAACAACTTCATTTACAGCCGTACTTATTGCTTTGTATATAGCATCCCAAGTAGACTTAACTGCATGGTATGCATTATCCCAAGCATGGACAACATTACTAGCTGCATGCGCTACAGCCTTGTAAACATCATTCCAGATCCTTACGGCAAATGACGATATTTGCTTCCAATATTTAATTACAAAGAATACTGCAGCAGCTATGGCAATTATAGCAAGTATAATTAAAGCAATTATTCCAAGCAATGGCGCCGCACCTATCTCGAACGCAGCCGCAGCGGCGGTCAATATAAGGAAGGCACCAGCCATAGCAATAATAACACCAACCAGTATCATTGCAACAGCTGTAGCAGCAAGAATATAAGTAATCCATTTCTTGACAGTCGGATTGAGCTTGTTAAACCAATTTAGTACAGCACTAAGCGCCTTCACTAAAGCTAGCTTGACAGGGATCAAATTATTACCCAGCTCAATACGCATTGCCTGATATTGGTTTTTCAGCTGCTGTACCTTCGCCTGTGGGGTATTTGACATAACCTTGTAAGCAGAAGATGCAGCTCCGCTAGAGTTATGCATATCATTGGTCATTTCTTTCAACAAACCATTGGAATCACTAATTCCAAGGTTGAAGAAACGCATAGCTTGAATGGTACCGCCAGCACCCTTGAATATTTCATTAAGCTTAATAGCACGAGCTACTGGAGTTAATTTGCCTAACTTGTCTCGCATCTCAGAGACAATGTCTACCATGGGGCGGAATTTACCGGACGCATCCTGAACTTCAATACCCATATCATGGAGATTTTTAATAGCAGTCGGCTTAGACAACGCATCCAAAGCACGAGATGCAGAGGCGGAAGCCATAGCTGCGCTAAGTCCATTACGGGTTAGGAAGGCCATCATGCCGGCTAAGTCTTCGATAGACTGTCCAGCCTTCAAAGCTGAGGGCACAGCTCGACCAATGACAGCAGCAAATTGCGAATAAGTACCGACGCCTTTTCTGACCAACTGGAACAAGACATCACTAACATGAGTAACTTGCTGAGCTGGTAATTTATAGGCGTTAAGTACGGCTATAATAGCTCTACCAGCTGTGGCCATATCGGTAGCGCCGCCCACAGAGGCCTGAGCTATAGCCTTAAGAATTTTCTCCGCACCAGGACCATTAGTGTCCAAAGAGGAGAAAATATCGTATAAGGATTTTTGAATATCGTCAAAAGCTACTGGGACTGTTCTCGCTACTCGGAGTCCGATATCAGATAAATCCTTGAAACTTACCTTAGCCTTGTCAACCTGTGTCAGTGTTAAAGAGACTTGCTGGTTATATTTAATGGCCTCATTGGTCATCTTGTTAAAGGCATTAACACCAATGCCCCCAACAATGGCCATACCAGCACCTATGGTAATAAGATTTTTGCCTCTTGCTATTTGAGCCACCGTTGCTGCTTTGGCTGCTTTAGCAGATTTTAAATCTGCAGCCGCTTGGGAGCCTGCAACTTTAATTCCTGCCGCCTGCATTTCATTAACACGCGCCTGTGCAATGGCAATGGAATTAAGTTGTTTAGAAGTACTAGCTAAGGCAATCGCAGCTTCATTTCTGGCACGCAAAATGAGGTAGATTTCGCTGGCTCCAAACATAGCTTAATCTACCTCATCTCTTATTAAGAGCAGCTTTTCTTTCTGCTTCTATACGCTTTCTTTCCTCAAGCTTGGCCATTCCATATAATCCAGCATTCAACAATGCTACATGATAATAGTCCTGATCTAAAATGCCGCCTTGTCGAGGCAAAGAATGAAAAGATTTGCAGAGAGTAGTAAGTTCGAGTGCTAACTTGACTTCGTCATCTGCTTCTTTTCCCCCAGGTAGTAAGAGGTGCGCCTCGACGCGGCTATTCAGTTTCCCTGATCTTCCTCGTTAAAGTTATTCATCTCTCCAATATACTTTTCAATCTCTTGACCAACCTTTGGATCCAATTCATCAAGAGTAGCAACCTTTGTGAGATCCAAAGGCTGTTCGTCATCGCCAGTCAGATTATGTTCAACAACACAAATAGCGAATTCGAAAGCGCTAATCTTCTTGTTGCCCATTGCCATCTCACCCTTGAAATCCTTACTATTCCCATCAGTTTCGAACCCAAGGGTAAGCATAGAACGGCGCTCTACAGACTGTCCATAACTCATTCTTTTCAGCACAACATAACCGTCCGGAAGAGACTTGAGTTCTTTCCGTTCGGTGTTGAGACTAACTGTCGCTTTTGGCATTTTCGGCTCCCTCAGCCTAATATTATATACTACGATTTGTAGTAGTTTAATTGCTCCCCTTAAAATGATAGAGGCTAGATGGCATAATCTACAACCACCCAAGCACCTACCAGGCACTAAAATTACGGAGTCGGAGTTACGGGCGGATCATCCACAGCAACGGCCGCATCCAACGAGTCACGTGCGGTACTAAGGTTATCTGAGGCACTGGTCAGCGTAGCCGTAACTGCATCAATATCTGCCTGAGACACGGAGCCTCCAGCTGCAACCTTTGCAGCAAGGTCATTAAGAGCAACGACGGCAGCAGCAACATCCGTAGCGGTACTATCTACCGTTGAAGAAATATTAGCCGCAGCCGCCTGGAGAGCGGAAATACTAGTCATGATCTGTTGTACTCCTTCATGTAGTGAATTTAGCTGAATTCCTTGAGTTCCAGTTCGTTCCAGAATCTCCATCAATAGGAAGTTCTGAATGTTCATGACATATTCTCTGCCGTAATAACAGTCAACTGATAATGCTTACCAGTACCATCGATTGCGCATTGATAAGTGATGCTAGCTCGAACCAAGTCGCCTTGACCACCAATGTTGACTTCATACGTATCAACGATGGAAGTTGGAGACAGAAGTGCAATAGATTCAACCGGTGAAGTGTGAGTAGCAGTTAGAGTAATAGATTTAGAAGTCAATGCCTTAAATGCATCATATTCAGTGCGGTTAAAGAAGTCACGAGTAATTGTAATACTAGCCTCGGACTCACCGAATGCAACAAACTGAGCACCAGTATTAGCGCTAATCAGGCGGAACTGTGCAGCTCCATTATCATTCGATTCAAAAGTGAATCCATCCGAATCAAAAATCTGAGTAGCAGTAGGAATCTGCAAGTTATACTGTCCGGCACCAAACGGAGTAGTAGTTGGCCAAGTCGCAGTGGGACCGGATTGCACAGTCTCATTTGTAGATACAATAGTTGGAGTAAACTGTAGAACGGCGTTATTAACCTCAAACTTGAAGCTGCCAACGGTACACCCAACGTAGCCGTAAACAACACCATTTCTAACAATCGTAATCGACAAAGTACGAGCTGGTACAGCCACAGCAGATGGTGTATACACATAAGTATTCTGTGCAGCAACGACCTTAGTAAAAGTACACCTCGATGCAGACAGGAAATAAACAATACAGTCAGTCAACGCCTCAATAGAGATGTCACCTTCTGCATTAGAGAATCCTGGAGATGCACCGACAAGTCCAGGAGTATTACGGATTGGTCGACGCCAGTTAGTCTGCTGGACATACTTCAATGATTCAGACAGATATGGAATGTACTTAGTCGGAGCTACATACACACCAGGATTCGCAGCAGTATTAATAAGTGGAAATGCTCCAGTTGGAGTGCCAGGAGTAGTGTCTGTATCTGTAGTAACAAGACCTACGGTTTTGTAAAGAAGTTCAGTGCCTGCACCACCACCGGCAGCTGTTTTATACAACTTAAACCCAGTAGCTCCAGCAACAGTTACCCAAACTAAAACGACTGACGATGTAGATCCTGTTGTAACTACACCACTTATTTCGTTACTAGTAACAGTTTCCCCAGCTCCATTGATTGCAGTTATTATGTACCTATAGGTACCAGCAGTAATGGTCCCGCCAGAGGCAGATGGAGTTGCGGAAGTAAACACTGGAGGTGGCAAAACTTCTGCGGCCACACCCATAATACTAGCGGCGCCAAGTCCGGGTGTCGTCATGTCTGGTCATCCCCCTTCAAACTATCGCCAACAAGCTTTTCTTTATTATCTGTGGGGGAAAAGCCGCCCACCACTATCGGATCTAGAACAACTTCTTCCACCGGACTCGAAGGCGAATCGTACTCTTCTATAGTAACGCCTGGAGTCAAATCAAAAGCACTTAGAAGATTAAACTCTGGAGCATCTTCACCCCATGTAGCCTCTAAAGTAGCCGGATCCTGCATTAGATTATTAGGTGCATGATGGGCTATGAAAGCGTCCTCATTAAAGTCTTCTGGCAAGTCTGTGGATTCTCCATTCTTGAAGAGTCCAACACCATCCACCTCCACTAATGCACCCTGAGGTAAGTTGGGTAGGTCAACGGTAATTTTGTACATTAAATCCCTCCTAACCTAAGGGCTAACTTGGCAACAAAAACTGTGACTGTGCAGTATAACTAATTTTATTTGCACGGACTAGTGAGCCGCTCTTTGTGGTATACCCTGACTGTACCTCTGGGCAATAACCATGAATGACCCGTCCACCCAATTGCCTATCAGAATGGACTACTGCTTCAACAGCCTCAGCTAGTAAGTCCGCCCCTCTTCTGTTTTCCTGTGGGGATGTTATAAAGCTATGGTATACTAGAATAGTTAAATCAAAAACTATATCTAACATTCTAGCACCGGCAGCTTGACGTAGCAAATTTCTTTTAGTGCCAGGTTCTATACAAACTACGGGGGTAGTTGGTATTTTATCTTGATCCCCAAAGAATACGTCTGCTAAACCTAAAGTCGCTTTATTGTCCAACATTTTGTCAAATAAAAAATCACAAACTTCTACTAGGCTTCCAGTTAATGTACCAACTTGCGTCATTTATTTCGACTACCACCTAGTATAAGCTGCAACGCGTTCATTAAGCCATACTATAAATATATCTCTAATTCTATCCTCATCCTCCGGCTGTATAACAAGGAACGGACGAGCTGGGACATCAGGAGCAGTTTTTCCTTGCTTGATATTACCAAGCTCCCTAAGTCCAGCTCCTAATTGTCCTGCAGTAACTCCACGTTTTACAGTAGTAGTTCCCACAGGGTAACCAGATTGCTGAACCTTACCATACCAAACGGACTGTTGAAGATCCTGAACTTCTGCTTTTTCCCTATCAATAGTCCAAAGATTAAGCTGTGTAGCTTTACGCTTTAAGGCTCCAGTTGAATCTAGTATATTATTTCCAGACCCACCACGTTCACCGAATCTGACTAAACCTCTTTCTCTCATTTCTAAAGAGAAGTCCGAAAGAGGTTCCCAATCACCACCGGCTCCAGGTGCATTACGAGCTGATTCAGAATCAAAATTCTGTCTAATACTAGGGATCATTACTTGCTGAACTGCTCTAGTCAATGGAACTCTAAATGACCTAATATCCATGTCCAGTTTAGCAAGACGACTAGCAACAAAACCTATTGATGGGGAGAAAGTAACGCTGGCCCCAACTGGTAGAGCACGACCAAACCTTATAGCTCCAGGTGCGTTAACAGCACCACTAGGTGTGGTCACCAAATCCTACCCATACTAAATTTTGCTGGCCCAAGACTAGGATCGTCATCAGTAGGCTGCAATGCGGATGATGCATCCGTAGGGTAGAATACTGGCTGACTAAATCCGAGATCAGTACCAGGTGGTACATCAGGTAAAGTTATGGCCCCACTAATTATTCCAGCTATTAAATTACCAGCTTCATTAATTAGTAAGAGGCCATAACTATTTACATTACCATCTTCGGAATATGTACGCTGATAATACCAACCTACATATAGCATTGAAATTATTTTTCTAATTAATGCTGGAGTAGTACCTGGTGTAATCCAACTTGTAACATCGTAAACCTGCGAAACTTTTGTAAGCACTTGGGTAGCTTGCGATGCTTCAAGATCACTGTCGAGCTCCCCAAAGTTAAGCTTGGAATGGTCCGCCCAAGCATTCGCCTCGTCGACAGTGATATGAACAACCATGGATTACACCTTAAGGAGTTGCTTTGGCAGGTGCGGCCTTAGCGGGCGTGCTAGTGCTAGGGGCAGCAGGCTTCTTAGCCTCTTCCAACAGAGCCTCTAGCTCAGCAACACGAGCCTCTAACGCGTCCTTCTCTTCCATAACATTAGCAGCAATAGGAGCAGGTTCACCAACACTTCCATTAGCTAACCACTGAGCTACTACATCTTCTGGAGCACCCTTAATTTCGTCATCCGGCTCGAACCAGATGACGCTATCAGGATCCTTATCATCCTTCTGGTATCCAACTGTGGATAAAGCGACGATAGCCATTATGCAATGGCCCCCTTAATCAAATACCCGGTGACACACTTTTGGAAGTCACCAGAGGCAGGGTTGATTTCATATCCAACGATCTTAAGATCGTAGCGACGACGCACGCGAATAAGATCAGACGCACGCTTATCCTCACGCCAGCGATCGGTAATCATTGGAGTACCCCCATAGCTCCAAACAAATTCATAACCGAACGCAGGGATCTTAATACCTGGACGTGGGGGAACCCAAGCGAGCAAAACATCTTTGCCCCAAAGATAGGAACCCACAACAGCGTTACCAGCAGTACCCATACCACCGGTACCAACGGCAACACCAGGAACAATGATGTTTGGAATACCCAGAACAGCACCGATAATCTCCGGAGTGAGAATAGCACGCTCCGAATACTTAATGCGCTCGATGATATCGGGGTGATCCTCCAACTGCGACATAACCTGGTAAGGGATGACGGCAGTATTAGGCTCCATGAACACCTTGGCATGGACGGCACGAGTACCAGTACGAACCATGCCGATCGGGTCTGACGTAGCATAAGTATTCCACTGCGAAGCAGAAACAGCAGAAATATCAATGCTCAGACCAGATGCAAAGTTAGCAATTGTAGTAGCTAACGTCTGCATGGCAACTTCACGACTAAGAAGAATCTTAGAAGTAAGGAGTTCAGTACCATCCCGGTCAGGAGAAAGAGGTGAATCAACGTTCTCACGCTCTTCATCAGTAACAGGAATCTGTAGCGCGTGCTCCTGAGCATAGTACGAGTCCAGAGAAAGCTTCAAACCTGGAATTTCATTAGCCTCAGTACCGGGAGCGCGGTAGTCGCCAACTTCTGGCAACCAAGCTTCACGGCCGAACACGTAATACTTATCAGACTGCTTCCTAACACCCACTGCTGGGAAAAGCTGTTCACCAACAAGAGAGTTATTCGGCCAGCCCAACGAAATTTCTGTAAGAACGGCATCAATGTGAACGTTGCCGGTTCCCGTAGGCTGATAAACTGAAAGAGTCTTTCCTCTATCGAACCTTGCCATTTTGATTACACCTCCTTTTTAGATGCTAACGCCTGGAGTAAGCAGGACATCAATAAACCCACCGACAGTGGCATTACCAGTCATCGCATATCCCAAAGCAGGAATAGGCTGAGCACCAGCAATGGCCTTAGTGATAGGAACGGCACGCGCAGTTGTATCAGCCGTAACAAACTTACCGGCAGTAACAGCAGCGCCTACAAGTACCCGTGCAAGTCCCAACATGGAACAGTTAATAAATGCCTTACCAGTAGCAAGACGCACAGTGTCTAGGTCTTCCATAACAACTACCCACATAGTGTCTGCAGTAGTAGCGACACCTAGAGTAGTGTTACGAACAACACTATTAAGCGTGGTGCTGAATCCACCTGCACCCGCAATAACCTTGGCAATCTCACCTGTGGCATAGGCAGTAGCACCTGTGGCAAGGAAGCCCTTGTCAAGCACATAGTTCTGGCCGACACCCATTAGTTGTCACCTCCAAAGGAATACGCATCTTCCTGGTATCTGTGGTAAAGATCCGGATTCCTCGCAGCAATGATGTCAGCAGCATCCGCAAAACCAAGAGTCTTGTCACTCTCCTGTAGCTTCTTGACTTCCTCAGTGAATTCATCACTTGAAGTCTTACCATCATCATTAACCTTATTACGGAGGTACCCACGCTCTCCAAGGGCCACAATCTGAGAATCAACCATTTGGTTGAATCCATCAAGAATGACCTTGGAAGTAGCAGCATCATTAAGCTGCATAAGAGTAGCCGTAAGCGAATCTCTCATAGGAACAGGAATTGCGTAACCCTTAGCACTTGCACGATCACAAAGTTCCTTGACCGTCTTGGTTACGTTCTCTTCCCGCAGCTTATTGCTAAACTCGGTGAGCTTCGCACCCTGGTTCTCAACTAGCTGAGCCTGAGCTTGATAAAGCTGCAACAGAGTCGCAACTACAGGGTTGTTATCTCCAAGCTTCTTAGCCTCTTCCATAGCGGCAAGAACTGCCGGGTCGGTAATAGGCGCAGGCACTGGTGGAACAACTACGGGTGGCGTTACAGTAGGAGCCGGTGGAACTGCCGGAATAGGCACAGGCGGCGCAAAAGTAAACTTCTCTAGCGCCTCCAAAACCTGAGCCTCAGTTGCACTCTCACCAAGCCCAAGCTTAATACCGAGTGACTTAACCTGTTCAGGCGTCATGTTGCTACCTCCTTCATTGGGATTAGTGGGTGCATCTGGAACATTTGCAAAAACCTCCGACAGATTGATTGGCATTAAATCTTTTAAGAAAGGACGATTGGTAAGAGAGCCGCCAAATATAACGTTCTGATAAGTTACACCAGACTTTGCGTCAGTCCACTCATCATCAAATTCAGCAGAGAAATAACGATAGGCCTTGTCCTTAATTGACTGAAATGCTTTCTTCGTAAAGTCAACTAAGAGCCAAAGCCCATCTGTACCACGGTCTGCTGCATCTTTAACCCAACCGGCAGCATCACCACCATAAAGTTTATGATCGTAGTCAATATCAAGCTGTTGTACACGAACATTATTCTTGATATTGTCAACGTACTGCTTTACCTTATCTGGGTTAATATCAATGATTCCATACTGAGGATGCTCATACGTGCCCAAAGGCATTGCCTGCAGCCATATAGAAGTGTCTTCTTCTACGACGTCATCTAATTTTATAGCATACAAATCTAATAAGTAGGAAGCCTTAGCCATCGTACGACCTCTTCTTATTGTGAATTATATCACTGATATGTGGCTGCGTAACACCAAAATCTCTAGCCAAATCTCTTTGGAAGAAACGGCCGGTAGCCCACAATTCTCTAATCTTCTTAACTTGATCACTGGATAACACCGAACGTCCATGACTTTCCCCGTACGACTGTCTACCCTTAGAAACCTTATCCCTCATATTATCTGCTTGTGTTCCAAGAAATAAATGAGCTATTTCAAAACATGGGGGATTATCACAACGATGAAGTACATACATACCATCAGGTATAGATCCTATCTTTCTAGTCCATTCTAATCGCGTAACTCTCCACAATTTCCCATCGTATTGGGACAATCCATAACCATCTTTATCAAAATAACCATCCCACTCTACACATGGTATGTCTTGCCAAAGTAACTCCATCGTACCTCCAATCCCACATCTTATCTTAATAGTACAGGAAAAAGGCACACATAGGTCTGCGCACCTTATAGAATGTTACAATGTGATCAAGATCAACTTCCGGGCCCTCTTTTGTCATCGAAAAGCCCCACAGGGAAAGGGCAAAGCGACGCAAAAATTCAGACTAACTTAAGAATGCCTACAACTCGAACAGGTACATCAGTTCCAGAGATCCTAAGCCAGACAGTATATGTGCCAGCAGCGTGGGCCGGCGGTTTAACTTGGGCGCGGTAGATTACAACTCCAACATTAGCATCTACATCCCAAACTCCAGCAACCCAATCCCCAGAAATTGGCTCCACTCCCGGGAATACAGCTGTAGGATCGTAGAGAATGAACGCCATCTCTACAGACATGCTGATAGGAACAAAGACAGATCCATTAACCTCCGCGAAGACCGGAACGCGCAATGGCTCAGAAGATAATCTTGGCCTTTCTACAGTTTTAAGTGACATCATCTACCTATTTTCTATAGCCGCTATGTTCCAAACCGGAATGGTAGATCCAATATCCCATTTTGTTTCTATCTGACCCATTACCCATACAGGTTCTAAATTACCAGTAATGTAAGACGGGAATTGTACGTTGACAATTATAGAGACGTTGCCAACTTGTTGCTGAGATGCAATCCCAAACGCTGTGATGGTTTGTGTAAGTAGGACTCTAGCAATTCCGACTAATTCGCCAGATTTAATACCAAATGGAGATATCGTAACGCTACCTGTTGTAACTGTTACGTTACCAACTCGTTCCCCAGATACAATCCCTACTGGAGTAACTACACTAGCACCTACAGATATACTTGGGTTACCAAAACCTTCTCCACTACTTATCCCAAAGGCTGTGATAGTAACACTGCCGGCAGTTATAGAAGGATTGCCTACACTATCACTACTGCTTATACCTGCAGGATTAATACTTGGAGCAGTTACTGAGATACTTATATTACCAACTACCTCAGAACTTCTCACACCGAATGGGG